TATTTACACTTCAGATAAAGGATTATCCTTTGATATCGCTTGTACTGGGATTAGTAAAAAAGAAATTGAATTAAATATTCAAGATAATCTTTTAAAAATCAATTATAATAAACCAAAAGAAGATCAAGATGATAAAGATTATATCCATAGGGGTATTGCTAAAAGATCATTTGATTTAGGGTGGAAAATAGATAATAAATTTGATCTATCTAAAGCTACAGCTAGCTATAATGATGGATTATTATCTATTAATATACCATTCTCAAAGGGGTCAGAATTAAAAACTCTGCAAATTAAGTAAATTAAGTTCGCCCTAGAGCTTGGTTTTTATTAATATTTTTCGTATATTGTACGTACACTAAAACAGTTATAAAACATGGCAAATCCAAATTTTAAAGGTAGACCTGTTGGATCAGGTAAAACAACATTTATAGAGGACCCATTATTGGGTGATTTTAAAATAGTAATTGATGAATACAGTTATAATGTATTCGATATTACTAAAAATAAAACTATAGGTTTTTATTCAACGTTAGAACAATCAGTTTTAGCAATAGCTAAAAAACAAATGCTAGAAGATAGAACTTATAGCTTAACAGAATTCGCTAAAGAATTTAAAGAAACACATTTAAAACTTAAAGAAGCAATTTTAAAATGAGTAGTTCAAGAACATCTAAATCTTGGGGAAGAAAATCTAGACAATATAGACCTTCCAAATTAACATCAAATAAAGGAAATAAAATCCACGCATTTAATAATAGAAAAAAATGAGTAAATTAAGACCAGTTAATGGAAACGTTATCCTTAGACCTATAGAGGAAGAGGAACAAATGGCAGGAAATATTATTATTCCTGACATGGGTAAAGAAAGACCTGAAATGGGCGAAATTGTAGCAATTTCTAATGTTTATAATTTTAATAAAGGTGAATATGCGCCTACAACTTTACAAGTTGGAATGAAAGTTTTAATTCCAAAAATGGGTGCACAAGCAATAACCATTGAAGGAGAAGAATATTATATAACAGCACAAAATTCAGTGCTATCAATCGTAGAATAATGACAGAAACAAGTTTCGGAACAGATTTAAAAAATAAGCTTTTAGAGGGAGTTCAAAGGCTAAATAATAGCGTAGCGTCAACATTAGGACCTGCAGGTAGAACAGTATTAATTAAAGAAGATACTGGTGAAATCAAAGTAACTAAAGATGGAGTTACTGTAGCTAAAGCATTTAAAGAATTAGAGGATCAAACTGAATCTATAGGTGCAGAATTAGCTAAAAAAGTTTCAACTAAATGTGCTAATGAAGTAGGAGATGGTACTACAACTTCAACAGTATTAGCTACTGCAATTTTAGAAGAGGGAATCAGACAAATTAATGATGGTTCTAATCCTGTTAATATTAAAAAGGGTATAGATGAAGCTGTAACAATAGTTACAGAGAGGTTAAAAGAAATGTCTACTGAAATTACTGAAGATACCCAAATTAAAGAAGTAGCAACTATATCTGGTAATAATGATGTTGAAATAGGTAATTTAATTTCCACTGCTTTAGATAAAGTAGGTAGGGATGGGATTGTTACTATTGAAGAATCTAAAACGGGTGAAACCTCTCTTGAAGTAGTTGAAGGAATGCAATTTGAAAGAGGTTTTAAATCACCTTATTTTGTCACAGATAATAATACAATGCAAGCTGTATTAGATGATCCTTATGTATTAATTTTTGATGGAAGAATTACACAAGCATCAGAATTAATTAATGTACTGAATAAAGCAAGTGGTGAATCTAAACCTATTTTGATTGTAGCCGAAGATATTGATGGTGAAGCATTAGCAACATTAATTGTTAATAAAATGAGAGGTACTGTTAAAGCAGTAGCTGTTAAAGCACCAGAATTTGGAGATAGAAGAACTATGGCTTTAGAAGATTTAGCTACAGTTACAGGTGGACAAGTTTTATCTAAAAATAAAGGACATAAACTTGATAAAATGTCTCCTGTTCAATTTAATGAATTATTAGGTACAGCTAGAAAAGTAACAGTGGAAAAAGAAACTACTACTATTATAGATGGTAAAGGTGGAGAAGAAGCTATTACTTCTAGAGCTGAAGAAATTAAAACACAACTTGATAATGCTAATTCTGCATTTGAAAAAGAAAAACTACAAGAAAGATTAGGTAAGCTAATTGGTGGTGTAGCAATTATTAATGTTGGTGGTAATTCAGAAATTGAAATTAGAGAGAAAAAAGATAGAGTAGAGGACGCATTATTTGCTACTAAAGCTGCTTTAGATGAAGGTATTATAATTGGTGGTGGTACTGCTTTATTATATGCTGCAAATATTATTAATACAATCTCTGAAAATAAAGATATAGCTATTGGTAGAAGAATTGTTAAATCAGCTATACAAGAACCATTCTTAAAGATTTTAAATAATGCGGGCCATGAAGTAAATGATGTTAGATTTGCTTCTTATGGTTTAAGTAGTGCTGATCCTAATTTTTGGTTAGGGTTGGATTATAAAACCTTGGAAATGGTTAACTTTAAAGAATTAGGAATTATTGATCCTAAAAAAGTAACTAGAATAGCATTAGAAAATGCTGCTTCAATAGCGGGTACTATTCTTACTACCGAATCTGTTGTTTACGAAAAAAGAACAGATAAAGAAGAAGAACCAAATCCAATGGCTGGGATGATGTAATTATTTTTTGTATATTAATTATATGCTTAAAGAACATACTTTATTTACTGAAAGATTTAGACCAACTGATCCTAAAGATTATATTGGTAATGATATTTTTAAGGCTAGTTTGAACCAATGGATTGAACAGCAAGATATTCCACATATCTTGTTGTACGGTCCTGCAGGTACAGGTAAAACCACTGCCGCTAAACTTATTGTAACTAATTTAGATTGTGATTCAATTTATATAAATTGTTCAGATGAAAATGGTATAGATACAATTAGAGAAAAAGTTAAATCATTTGCTTCTGCCGCTACATTCCGTGAATTAAAAGTGGTTATAATGGATGAAGCAGATTTCTTAACGATCAACGCACAAGCTGCTCTACGTAATGTTATAGAAACTTATTCTAAAACAACTAGATTTATATTTACTTGTAATTATATAGAGCGTGTAATTGATCCAATACAGTCCAGAACATCAGTATTTGAAATATTACCTCCCTCTAAATCAGAAGTAGCTAAACGTTGTGCTACTATTTTGGATGCTGAAGGATGTAATCGTGCAACTGATGATATAGTAGAAATTGTAAATAAGACTTACCCTGATATTCGTAAAACCTTAAATTTATTACAATCATGTATAGTTTATGATGTTGCAGGAACATTTTTACAATTAAATAAAGATATTGTTAATCAAAAACAATATACAGATCAAATTATTGATTTAATCAAATCAAAAGATGCTAAGGCATTTAACCAAATTAGACAAATTGTAGCCGATTCAAATATAAGAGACTACAGTGAATTATATAGAGCCTTATTCGAAAACCTAGATTCATTCCACAACCCAGTGTTAGGTACAATTATTATTGCCGAATCACAATATCAGTCTGTTATGGCTCCTGATAAAGAAATTACTTTCATGGGATGTATCGCAAATTTATTAAAAAATGGATAGTACACAACAACCACAGATGAATCTAGATTTATCTAAAACAACTCCTATGGCAACACCTTCAGGTGGTAAAATATGGCATACGGGGATGGTACTTAGAAAAGTATCAAAATTTATAGCTGGAACACCAGAAGACGCTATTGTACCAATTACGGTATTTTATGATCCTGAAACTAATGAAATATTAGGGGATACTTTACCTCAAGAGTTAAGAGAAGAGTATGCAGGCACAAAATATAGAAAGATGCAAGATTAATGACAATATTTGATTGGTTAAATGAAATAAGTTATAATAAAAGATCATGGTCTTCGTTTAATAGTGAGGATCGTGAATCTTTTAATCCTTATATGATCAATCGATTTATATCAATGAAAGAAACTTACATTGATTTTGTTAATACAATTCAAAAATATTCTATTGATAAAGAAATACTTTATAATTTTTATTGTGAAATAGTACCAAAAAGAAAAACATTTTTTAGATACATTAAACCTAAAAAAAGTAAATTTAATTCTGAATTAATTACTATTTTATCTAAACATTTTAAAGTTAGTAAAAGAGAAATAAGAGATAGTTATCATCTAATAGCAAAAGATTATTCACAAAATATACTTCAAAATATAGGTATAGATGACAAACAAATTAAAAAATTATTAAAATGAAACAAGAACTTTACGAAATGCTAAAAGCAGAAGCTATAGCAGATAAAAATAAAGCTTTACTTAGCTTAAATCTACTTACTAATCACCCAGCTGGAATAGGAGATCATTCTACAAAGGATTATTGGGAAAATGCAACTGAATCACTTAAATTATTGGCTTCAGCTGAGGAAAGATTAGAAACATTAGAAAAATATTTTGATACAAAGGAAGTATTATAATGCAAGTATCATACAATGATTTTATTGGTGTTTATGAAAATGTTTTTCCAAAAAAATATTGTGACTATATAATCCAAACTTTTAGGGATAATTACGATAAGACACTCGAAAGACCTTGGCAAAAAGCCGCTAATTCATTTCAGGATACTAACATAGGACTTTTACCTTTTTTAAATCAAAAATCTAAGGATGTTTTTTATGACCGCATGGATTATTTAGTTACCCATTATATGAATAAGTATAGACAACTAATTAATGAAATTCGTGGTGGTTATGAAGTCTCAGATTTTAAAGTCCAACAAACGAGACCTTCGGAAGGATATCACGTATGGCATTCT